ATTGATCCGGTAGTTAATATACTTACTCGCACATTTAAGCGTCCTAATAGCTTCAAAGAGTGCAGAAAAAGCATTATGTCACAGACATACATACAGGGTGAGGGTAAATTTAATGACCGGTCAATGAAAATAAATCATATTGTTGGCAGCGAGGTAATATGTCCATATTACCGTGATGCTATACGCCTGAAACCTAAAACGGGTAAGTTCCTACCCTGGAATCTTCATCTGAACGATTTGGGTAAACAGGTTAAGACAGGATGGGTAATGTATCTTGATGATGACGATATGTTACTTAAAGATACCAGTGTTCAGGAGATTGTTGATCAGATAGATCATGAAGAGCAGTTATTGATATGGAAAGTAAAAATAAATACATGGACAGCACCGAACGATAAGCATTTTGGTAAGATTATTAAACAGGGCCAGGTTAGCGGCATAGGTATATTGTTTCATTCAAAGCATCTACCTGTTCCCTGGGAGGCACGGCCCGCAAGCGATTATCATATTATTAAATATCTTAGTGACCACCTTGAGGTTAAGTGGATAAACAAAATATTAACCGGCACACAGGCAGGTAAGAACCATCATGGCAAGATGCCTGAGATAGAAAAGATTGATAGACCTGAGATAATAATAAAAGAAAAACAGGCTGTTTTAAGCAATGATCTTATTACTATTGGTACGCCAACATGGAATAATGCTCCTATCTTCTGGTTATCAATAGAGAGTTTATGCCGCCAAAAAACAGATATCCCCTGGGAATATATTATCATGGAATGTCCCGGTGGCAGACCTGTAGGTAAAGATTTTGTCGAGAGCTATAAGAAGCGGTTAAAAGCGGCTGGATGCCAACGTATATTATATATTAATAATGGCCATCGCGTGGATCTTACCTCAAAATGGAAATATATAGCATCACAGGCACGCGGTAGTTTGCTTATATTACATGACAGTGATGATTATACTCATCCGGAACGCATACAAAAAACTGTTGAAAATATCAATGGCAAAGCATGGTATGATACGCGCTACGCATGGCATTACTCTATTCCTGATGAACGTTTGATACTTTTCGATTATCTTATGACGCGCAACAGGTGGAAAACAGGCTTTAATATAGCTTTGCGCACAGAGCTTGTACGTAAAGCACCTGATATACACCGCAATAATGGAATACATAAATGGTTATGGGAATATAGCCGTTTAAGCGACAAATGTTGTGATCAGACAACATATCCATGTGTGGCAACAACAGGGGCCAATACTGTAAGCCTCAACCGCCGCAGGCATTTCCGTAGCCCGCAGCCACCGTGGAAACGTACTAATAAGACAATAAGAACAATAGGCTTACCGGATGATATTGTTGATAAGCTGATAAAGAATGAAAGTGTGCGTGAACTTGAGATATTGCGTGATAATACAAGAGTAGAGGTTGAATATCTTAAGAGCCGGGGCAGGCTATATCGCAAGGGTGAGCACAAAAAGATTTATCGCCATATTTATTATGAACTGCAGAAGAAGAACCATGTTAAACTTATTGATGAACCATATCTTGAACCGATAATTGAAACGTTATGATAGTAGAAATAGTTACAGATATAGCAGGCGAGCCCGTCACCCTGGAAGAGGTAAAGGCAGCACTCAGGATAACAGGATCAGCACATGATGATGATCTCGAACATCTTATAAGTGCAGCGCGCACATTTGTTGAACGTGCAACAGATAGCAGTGTTAGTGAGCGCGAACTAAAAGTTACTAATGATCTTGAACTTGAGGAATATGAATTGCCTTTTGGCCCTATTGTTGGCAGTGTGACAGATTCAACAGATACAGATGGTAATTATATTTATGAATATACGGCAGGTTATGATCCATTGCCTTATGATTTTGAAAGGCTTATAATGGATGTAATAAAATACTGGTATGACATTGATGATACGAGCCAGGAGCTGCCGGTAACGATTAAGAAGAAGATACAACTGTTAACACGGAACCCATGAAGCTAAACGATTACATAGTGATATATGAGCGTGCAAGCGTTAGCGATGGAGCAGGCGGGATGACTCCCGGAGCATTGACAGAGAAATACCAATGTTATGCCAGCGTCAAAGCGATGGGAGGAATGTTGGGTATGCAATTTCAGCAGCAGACGGGATCACAAGGATATACAGTATGGATGCGCACAGATTTTGACCGTGAGATACAAAGGGATTACCTCGTTACATATAAGGGTATATATAGCGATCTGAACCTTGTTATTCAGAATATAGAAGTAGAAAATAAATATACGAAATTAACATGCACACTTGACAAATGAAAGTGAGTATAACGATAGAAGATAAAGGGCTTACCAAACGGTTGCAACGCATGCGTAAAGAAATAGATACGGAGCTTGCTAAAGAGATAAGCAGAGCAACGGCTGATACCTCACGTATGGCTAAGAGCTTTGCACCCATTAATTTTGGGCGTCTTAAAAATGCTATACGTAGCAGAACAAAAGCCTACACCGGGGATATTATAGCCGGTGTTAAATATGCTCCTTATCAGGAATTTGGGACTGGCAATAAGGTTAATGTACCAGCCGAACTTAAAGATTATGCTATGACGTTCAAAGGTAAGGGGTTACGTACGGTTAATACACAGGCTCAGCCATATCTTTACCCGGCTTTTTTTATCACACGTAGCAGGTTAAAAGGAAGGATTAATAATATGTTAAGAAAAATAACTCACTGATGAAAGACTGTTTTTATCAATATCGTAAGGGATTATATGAGGCATTGACCGCAAGCATTACTTATGACGGCAATGCGGTGCCGGTCATGGAATATGCTGGCAGCGATCAGGCTACACCGTACATACAGATACTGGGTATGAACAGCCAGTTAGTAATGGATCACGATGATTTTTCACAGACGTTAACAGTAGATATACAGGTTGTTACGTCACATATTGGTGAGCCTGATGATTTTGGCAGTAAGCAAACGGACGATATCATGAATGATATTATGCAGTTGCTTATTACCAGGGGAGTGAGTATAGCAGATAGGGCCAAGCATATTACTATGGATGATTTTATAGATGCAGGATGTTTTTTTGATAACCTCGAATATAATAACTATTATGACGGGCAGAAATTAATAATTATCAAGATACTGACAATAAAGACAATGATAGATGAAAAATAGATGTTTAATTAAAAATTTGTGAAATGGCAAAAATTAAAGGTTATAATGTAAGAGTTTATCTCGGAGACGATATGCTGATGCATACCGATGAGGTAACACTTAATTTTGACACCGATACCGAGGAGGTAACGGATGCTGATAGTGGGGACTGGGCTGAGAATATGCCTACGCTCAACCGTTGGAATATAGATACCTCGCTGTGGTATAATAACGCTGTAGCTTCGGGTGCTGATTTTTCCGACCTCATGAATGCTTATCTGGCACAGACTCCGTTAACGATCACCGCCGAGCTTGAGACAGGTGTGGACTGGACAGGTCTGGCATATCTTACTAACCTTAGTCCTGCTGGTGGTACGGGTGCCGGGTATGTCAAGGTAAGTGCGGCATTCATAGGAACAGGTGATTTAAGCTAAGGCTATGGTTGCAAAGGTAAAAGCGGGATGGCGAAAGATTGGCTTCCGTTTCGATGCATACAGTGTATTGCTACTGTGCGAGATGCACGGTATAGATATAAGCGAGCTTGATAAGATCGACAAAGACGAATACCTGCCCTCGTGGACATGGTGCGCTTACAGGTCATATCAGGCACGTAGGAACAGACGTTACCATATATCGTACAAGAGGATGCGTAAGATATTAGCACGTCTGCGCATGGATGCATACAGGGCGATAAACAATGCTATAGTAAAAGCCAGTCCTGATAAGGAGGAAACGACAAGCAGCAATAAAAAAAAAGTGCAGGATGGGACGACATCTTTATCGCAGGATACCGCTCCGGAATACGAGAAGACGATATCCTGAGAATGTCCTTTCGGCAGATAAGACGGCTGATGCGTGCGCTGATACTTGCCGATCAGGATCAGTGGCGTAAGGTAAGAGCTATATCATACGAGGTATGGCGTAAAGGGACAAAGAACCCGCCACCGATAGAGACATACTGGCCTATAGGTCTGGATATTAAGAGTCACGAAATGACGACTGAGGAGCTTGACGAGATATGGCGTAAATATGGTAAAAGGAGGAAAAATTAAATGAGCACAGAAGAATATAAGGCGCGGATTACGGCTGACAATAAAGACTTCAAACGTAAGGCACAGGAGGTTGAAAGCCGTACTAAGAAATTAAAAGATACGATGATGAAGTTGGGCGGCGCACTGGCTGCCGCTTTTTCAGTAGGTAAGATTCTTAAGTTCATTTCATCTTCAATAAAAGCATTTGATACACAGATACAAGCAGAGAAAAAACTTGAGGCAGCAGTAAGGGCTAATGGCGAAGCCGTTGAGAGTACTATGATTAACTATAAGAGATGGGCTGCTGAGATACAACGAGTATCAACTGTAGGTGATGAAGCGACGCTCGATATGTTAGCTGTAGCTCAATCGATGGGTGTAACCGGTGAAAGTGCTAAACTGGCTGTTAAGGAGGCTATTGCTCTGGGCAAGGCAATGGGTATGAACGTACAGTCGGCAATTAGATACACTGCTGCATTACAAGCAGGCGACGCTACAATGTTGAGGCGGTATCTACCTACACTCAGATCAATAGAGGATGAGGCAGAAATGACGGCAAAAGCACATGAGCTGCTCGGTAATATGTTCTCACAGGTAACATCAGAGGCACAGGAAGGGTTAGGCCCGGCTAAACAACTGGGTAATGCTTTTGGTGATATGAAGGAAGAAATAGGTGAATTGATTATTTCGGGTGGCGCATGGCAGGATTCAATGAAAGTTATGAAAAAAGCTGTTGAGCAACTTACTACTGCTATAAGTGATTTTAATGAAGTACAAGCATATATGGCAGATGATGAATCCGTGACATGGCTTGAGAAGGTGGCATGGAAATTAGCCAAGTTCAGCAAGATGGGAAGGGAAGCTACTAAAGATATGGCTGAATTAATAGAAAAAGAATATCAGTTAAAAAAAGAATTAGAAGATGGTGATGAAATAGTAGAGAAGAAACTTATAACTATTGCCGATTACAG